GCTCGCATAATCAACTTTGAAACAGTGAAAAACGAAAGAAGTATAGATATTTTCGTACTGTACACGTCAAAATGATGCATGATGTCAATGCTTATGGGGGAAACCCGAGTTCTGACATTCCTAGAAATAGGACGAGAAGGTCTTGTGAATGGCCTGACTGTGGTGATAAATGCGCGAGCCTGAGGAGCGGAAACTGTGATGGGGGCCATTGTTATTTAAAATACATATTTCTGGTTACATTTGTATAGCGATGTGTCAATATGATGGTTAATTGTAGCTATTGCCGTGTTGATATGTAGTCTTCGGTTGAAAAGCCCAGCTGTTTTCCCTGATGATTTCTGCTTCTTCTTCTGGGGTAAATTTATTTTCGATGTTCAGAATAGTCCTGATTTCCTCTGGGTTCTTGTCTCGGAGGAGATTAGCCGCTGCGCTACACGCGGCATCAAGAACATCTGGGGCGTCGAGGAAGTTTGATGCAGAAATGATGTCGAACAGGATGTCGGTTGGTACATCAAAGAAATTCGAGACAAAGTCTTCTGTTTCTCCGATGTCATGTTCGCCGGTCTTGAAAGTGCAAAAATCTACAATCATACTGAAGATGTCAGAGTTGACGGTCGGGATTGGGATGACCTCGTCGGAGAAATCCTCGACGGCATTCTTGATCATCCTAATTTGATCTGCAATTTCACTGGTGATATCGAACATCTTTCCATCGGCGGTCATAATCGTAATCATTATGTGATAGTGGTATAATACGTCACTACGTTATATTTATACAGTGTATTGTCAATATATACATATCATATATATCGTCAAACATGTATACTTAAGTCCTCACGTATGTTATGTTATAAAATGATAAATAAATGCCATACAAAAAATGTTCGTGTGGCAAACAATCGTATTTCAACGTCCCTGGTCAAACCAAGGGAGTAGCATGCTCGGTATGCAAGACTAGTGAGATGATCGATGTCGTTCACAAGAGATGCAAGTGTGGGAAACACCCGGTGTACAACATTCCCGGACAAAACAAGGGTATTTGTTGCGCACAGTGCAAGACCGACGAGATGATCAATGTCGTCGGCAAGAGATGTCAGTGTGGAAAACAACCGCTATTCAACGTTCTCGGACAAACAAAAGGAGTTTGCTGCATTAAGTGCAAGACTGACGACATGATCGACGTCGTCAACAAGATATGCCCCGGATACACCAGACCATGTCCCGTGAGAACATATGTGTCTCGTGGTAATGAGTACTGTATGTCGTGCGATCCCAACGATGAAAGAAGGAAGTTTTTCAAACGGTATGAGGAAGCATTCTTTGATTATGTGAAGGATAAGATCGACGTTCATCAGCGGGAGTTTCGTGTGACATTTGACCCGTCCGAGACGTCGAAGAATTTTGCACGACTAGACGGCATTGTGTTCGGAGACGGTGTTATCGTGTGTCTCGAGATCGACGAGAATGGTCATCAGGAATACGAGTGCGACGAACATCGCATGCATCTCGTGACGGCAGAATTGTTACAGAAGTATCCCGATCATGTGGTGTCATGGGTGCGCGTAAACCCCACGGTAAATACAAAGAGCCCATGGGGCAAAAAATCACAAAATATCAGAGAGAAACGTTTCGAAGACGTCGTGATGACCGTGAAACATATTTTAAAAACACGTGATACTCGTATCGTGTATATAGGATTTGAGTGATGTACTATAAACATATCGTCACATTGCAACCATTGTATTATCTGTTATGTGTTACGCTGTGTTTACTATTTTAACATGTGGATTGTCAATATGTACATACATATCGACACCCCTCAGGTGGCAAAAGCAAGCAAAAATGATTTCAGGATTTTACATCACGACCGGGTGGTTGCGACTTAGCGAAAATGTACAGTGACCAAATAGGTCTTTGAAAAAGTTCTTGATTGCGAACAAATTCTTAGCGTTCGCGGCTTGTTCGGCGGTAGTTTCCTTTGCCATGGCCACGTGAGCAGCGCGCATTGTGTTTATGATGTGTATAAAGTTTGTGGTTAAATTGTTTACGCGTATATTGTCATTTTACCCCGGTATCATATCAACGAGGTTGATTATATAAACGCAGTTTTGGCCCGTGTGATTACTAAACCGCTCAATTCGTTGAGATGTTTAAAACTTTCGTTGCCAACAAGGACACTTCGGCTCTGAAGGAGCTTAACGTGGAAACGTATTTGTCCACTGGACCAGATGGCATCAAGACGGATTCTATTGCAGGGCGTGTAGAGACGTATGGTGCCAACGTCGTTAAGAAAATACCCCCTAAAACGTTTTTGCGTATTCTTTGGAATACCATAAACGACCCTCTATTGTGGATCCTGTGTTTCTCCGCGACGATTGCCACGACATTTGGACTTGTGTTCACGGAACAGCGCGAAAATAATGAATGGGTCGAGGGAGTTGCCATTTGGTTCACGGTCTTTGTGATAGTGGCTATCGGGACCTATAATGATTACAAGCAAGAAATCGCGTTTCACAAACTAAACTCCAAAAACGACGAATACCTGGTCAAGGTGATCCGCGATGGCGAGGAGCAACAAATTTCTAACAAGCAACTTGTTGTTGGTGACCTTGTCGTTCTCGAGTCTGGAGATAAGGTTCCCGCAGATGGCTATTTCGTGTCCGCCAACGCCCTCGGTATCGACGAATCTGCACTCACCGGCGAAAGCATCGTCATTCGCAAAAACGAAGCAGACCCGTGGTTTCGCTCTGGGTCAGTCGTCACCGATGGAAATGCCAAGATGTTTGTTGTGGCTGTGGGAGAAGATTCTGAGTTTGGTCGCACTATCGCACTCATCCAAACGGAAACTGAGAAAACCCCCCTCCAGAGGAAACTGATGCGATTTGTCAAATACTGTGCGCTCACGGCTATTACTATCAGCGTGGCTGTGTTCGTCGCTCAGATGGTCCGTTGGGGCACGGAATCCCCCCGTCCTTCGTTCTCAGAAGGCCCCCTCCGGTTCATCGTATTTTCTATCACGATCCTGGTGATCGGAATGCCAGAGGGTCTTCCCGCCGCTGTTATGATCGTCCTGACATACTCTATCAAGAAGATGATGAAGGATAATCTGTTTGTCCGTCACCTGGCTGCGTGCGAGACCCTCGGTAGCACCACTATTCTACTGAGCGATAAGACCGGCACTCTTACCGAAAACAAGATGACCGTTATGAAGGGCGTCTTCGGAACTACGATGTATGACCACGTACCCCCGAGCGTGTCCGACGACATTCTTATCAACTGTGCGATGAATTCTACGGCGTTCATCTCCGACGGGGTGGGTATTGGTAGCCAGACTGAAGTGGCAATGCTCCGGTTCGTGAACACATACTCCTCATACGAGAAGATCCGCGACGAGAACGAAACCATGGATGTCGTTCCCTTTTCATCGGTGACGAAAACATCATCCGTGGTCGTTAACGGTAAGAAATATTCCAAGGGAGCCCCTGAAATTATCATGGACGCGTGCACTATTGATGATCGCGAACTCCTTGTGGGGTATGTGGATGCTATGGCGTCAAACGGACTGCGGACAATTGCACTTGCTGTGGACGACGTGCTTCTATGCATCCTGGGTATCAAAGACCCTGTGAGAATGAGCGTCCCGATCGCGGTGAAGATCTGCGAATCCGCGGGCATTGGCGTTGTGATGGTAACCGGCGACAACATCAAGACAGCGAAACATATCGCGCGCGACATCGGAATGCTCAAGTATGACGACATCTGCATCGAAGGAAAGGAGTTCCGCGCAATGACCAAGGAAGAGAAGATCGCCATCGCTCCTAAACTTCGCGTCATGGCGCGGTCCTCGCCAGAGGATAAGTATGAACTGGTAAAGTTGATGAAAAGTCTTGGTCACGTGGTAGCATCCTCTGGAGACGGAGCAAATGACGCACCCGCTCTCAAGGATGCGGACGTGGGGTGCTCTATGGGAGGTGGAACGGATCTTGCCAAGGAGGCATCTGACATCGTTATTTTGAACGACGACTTTGACTCTATTGTCAGCGGTGTGAGATGGGGCCGTCTTATCATGAAGAACATCCGCGCATTCATCACGTTCCAACTCCCAATCAACATAGTTGCGCTGACCGTTGTGGCAATCGCAGCATTTTCAAAGGGAACCACGCCCCTGAACGTTATTCAACTCGTGTATGTGAACCTTGTGATGGACTCGTTTGCCGCCATTGGAATCGCAACCATCCCCAAGACCGACGACCTCATGAAGACCCCTCCTGGACCTCGCGAACAATTTGCGGTGACGTTCAAGATGTTGCATTCTATCATCCCCCAGAGTTTGTATCAAATTGCATGCCAACTCGTTATCTTTTTCGCAACCCCCCAACTAATAGACATCACCGACAAACAACTATCCGGATTTATGTTCAACATTTTCATCTTCACTCAGATTTTCAACCTGGTCAATGTGTCTTCGCAGGACAGTATCTTCCCACTGCTGCAAATGCGCAGAATCCGCATCATTGACATCTGCGTCGTTCTCATGGCGGGAGTGCAGGTTGCCATTATGTTTTTCCTCGACAACGTATTCAAGATCGAGAAAATCACTGGAAATATGTGGGCTATCTCCATGGCCCTTGCTTTTGGCAGCTCTATCATTCACACAATCGTAACCGCTGCATTGATTTGGGTTAACGAATAATGCTGATAATAATCTGGTAAAAAATTACCTGTAATACATATACAATGAATCTCGCAGCGAGTAATCTCCAGGCAGAAAAGAAGATATATGCGATCGCTTGCTTTTTGAACAGCGATGTGAAAGGAACTGTGCGCTTCGAGGAAAGCTTGAAACGTGTAAAAATAACCCTGAACGTCACCGGTCTGAACCCCACACAAAAACATGGTTTTCACGTCCATCAAGCCGGAGACCTTTCAGAAAAATGTATGAGTGGTTGTGCGCACTTCAACCCCACGAACAAAAAGCACGGATGCCCTGGGAAGAAAGAACGTCATGTTGGTGATCTTGGAAACATTCAAGCTGACAAGAATGGAAGTGCGAGGTACATATTTTACGACGATGTCATTCGCCTTAGTGGGAAGAATAGCATTATCGGCCGCAGTATCATCATCCACGCCGACGAAGACGACTGCGGGAATGGGGGAAACGAGGAGAGTCTCAAGACAGGCAATGCTGGGAAGAGAATAGCGTGTGCGGTAATCGGTTATGGCAAGGAGAATTTTTGTTAAAAAAAAGTAATCAGTATTATAATGTCATTCCCAAAGAGAACGATCGCGGACGAACATAAATTATTCCCAGACCTCCCGAACAATAATATCGCACCAATACGCCCAACATCGAACGACCTATGGGGAAAAGATGGCGACTCTTTCTTCTATAACGGAACCGTAAAGATGAACTGTCCCACCGGACTGGTTTGGAATTCTGCCAAAAAAGAATGTGGATTTCCATCAAATAAACCCGCTCCTAAACCCCCCGCTCCTAAACCTCCCACTCCTAAACCTCCCGCTCCTAAACCTCCCGCTCCTAAACCTCCTGCACCCGAGCCCGAGCCTGCGCCAGCAACAGACAGGTCTGACAAGGGATTGAAACCGGTCATGATAAATGTCGGCGGTGTTCAGCACGCATACCAATCTCCTGCGAATCCTAAGGGGCTTGTCGTGTTTCTCCACGGGTGTTCAAGAAGTATTTACGGAGGATGGCCTCCCAGTGCAAATCCCAAATTCTTCGGAATGCCCGAAGACGTGGGAAGAACCAAGCAGTGTCTGCGCGCAGGATATGCGATTCTCTATGTAGCTCCTCATGATTCCAAGACTGGTTGCTTCTCCGCCAAGGATGGAAAAGACCCTGTCACGACCGTAAACGCGATAGATCAGGTTCGTAAAGTCACCGGGACCTCCAATAAACCTTTGTACTTGGGAGGATGTTCCGCAGGAGGCGGTATGATTCAGCGTATGGTCGCCGACGGAAAGATAAAGTGCGATGGAATGTTCAACGAAAGCGCCACAAGGTCTGAACCATCCGCGAAAACACCCGCATCATTGTGGATCGTTCTCGCGACTGATAAAGAACGCGAGGCCGGTGTTCAGATGGCATCGTCGACTAAAAAGTTGGGGAAACCCGCCGCTGTATTAGTATCTTCGAGAAGGCAAATAACTCCCGCGTTCTTCGCCGAGCAGATGGCATCCATTTCATTTGCAAACTCCGCAAAAATAGCGGACTCTCTTAGAAAATCGAAAGCCATAGACGCATCCGGGTTCGTATCTGGAGATATAAAGAACAACAAAGCTTGGTACAACACATTGAAAAATGATGTAAAGATCCCGGAAACTCAGTTGCCATTCTGGAACTCTGGAATTGTTCAAGCGATGCTCGTCTCCCAAGGCGTTCACGAGGCGGTTAGTATGTACATGACGACGTTTTTGAAATGGAGTGAGAGTGATTTCAAGGCGGATATTAACGACCTTGCTAAAAGGTTTGTCGTCAAAAGCCCTGCGTACGTAATCGTATAACATATGTATGAATTAAAAGATGTTTTGTTGCAATTTATCATAAGACCATTTGAAATTATATGCGGTTTTGTATCCTTTGACTTTGCGAGCACATCTTTGGATACTCGACGCATCTTTCTCCAAATACCGCCCCGCTTCTGCTACCGATCCAAATGACTCGATAAAAGTGCCATCAAGATCGTATTGATATACTCTCTTGGAGTTAAGAGACTTCTCACCAGTTTTTCCATAATTAGGATTATTTACACTTCTCATTGCTTCACTTCGTTTCTGGTTGGATTCTTTACTGTTTGTTCTTCCAACAGCTGCTTCTCTGTTTCTTTGTTTTGTTTCCTCGCTTACTTTCCCCCTACTACCACCACCTTCCATAAGATTATATCCGTCCGGAGATAGCGTCTGCATTAATTTCACCATCCATTTTTCGTGTTTATTGAGTTCGTCGCCCGAGCATTCATACCAATCTATCTCGAAGTT